ACCATACCCGCGTCCCCTCAAGACAACTAGCTACCCGACCGATCAACGACCCCGAAAGCCCCAATTAAATGTGCAAGAAGACTCGTGGGGGTGTCACACGAGCCTCCCGGATACACCAGGACGCCAGAACTCCGCTCCAGCGCCTAAAAAACTCACTAATATCGTTCGGAGAACCGGGAAATCGGCCTCCAGAACTCTCTCCACGTTCCGCCCCTCCCGAACCTCGCGAAAGCGCCTCCCACTTTCTCTTTTTATCTTTTTCTGATTTTGATCCTACGGCGCGCCCCTTCAACCAAGATTTCGGAATCCGCATCCCTTTCCTCTTGCGATTCAGCTGCTCCCGAGCTTGGGTGTCAAGCAGAGAAGGGTAGTACACACTATCCCACCTCGCCCAATCCAAGAGCCCAGAGGCCGCACTCCACACAAGACCATTCCAAGTACGAGCATAAGTACTCGCCGTCCGCGCAAACATCTCACCGCTGTACGCACTGCTCGCCAGGTTAAAACTGTAGTCTCTGAACTTCCTGTAGATCCTATATATACGTCCAGGATTTCCAAGATTACTCCAAGGACCAGGAGGTAACATGCTTGCATCTATATCGTCTCCGCGCACCAGGGCCACCTCGAGCAGGACTTTCTTTTCATACACGTCTTTCGTGTTCTTGAAGTGTTGTAAGCCCCAAGTTCGCGTCGGAGCAGGGCATGCGTTGTAAACCCCGAGCGAAAAGGAAGGGGTATCGAAAGCGATCCCCAACCGCCTCCTCACCGGAGTGAACTCGGCCTTAAACCTTACTTTACCCAACGCTAAACCTTCAGCCTCCAACCTCAACAACAACAGAGAAGATAGTACATCGTGCTTCTTTGCTACGTCCCACCCCACTTTACTCTTAACCCTGCATCTGCGTCTAGTCAGATCGAGATCAGACACAAAACGTATACCTATGTTTCCCCACTCCCCAAACCCAAGACCTCCCAATGCGCACGGCGTGTCCAACGCCTCTTCCAATTTTTTCTTATTTATTTTTATTTTACAAGTGATCCACTTGAACAGCCATGCTTTAGACATAAATACCCCACGGCGCGAAGCCATCCGCGCCAGATCCACGACCTCGTAAATCTCGGAGACCCCGCCCGCCCGCGGCTTCAGTGCCGGCTTACGCCACACTAAAGTACCGAAAGCTCGGGCTGGATATCCATAGACACTTCTTTTATCGTACAACTCGTGCAGATACTCACACCTATACCGGCTGTTCCAAGTCTTGTTAACGTTAAGCTCTAGCCCTAAGGCCGACAAACGCTCGCCCGCCTGCACCACATCCACTCGCTTGTCAGTTCGCATAAGAGCATCGTCACCTTGCCACTTCCCACGCAATACTCTCACTCCTTGGTCGGCGATCGCATACAGAGATTCAGCTCTGTTGAGGATCGAGCCTATCAGCGCGGTCCATCGTAAACCGGACAATAGGCCATACTCCCAAGGGAACTCGTCACCTTCGAACACCACTTTAACGTCTTCAAGACTGCGCTCTTCCGCTGCTATTACTTCGTTCACGTCGTGCAAGCCGAGACGCCTGATTCGCTTAAAGATGCACTCCATCGCATAGAGAACCGCCCACTTCGGTTGATGTATGTCGAAACTGCTCTGATCCATACACAGCATGTAGCCGCCTATGTCCGAGCAGATCTCCTCACGCATCCGCAATTTATCCTGCGATCCAAATCCTATGCTGGTCCAAGAGCTAGATCCGTTGAAACTTGAAATACACTCTTCCAAGTATGAACAACGAATAATACTCCTAGTATCATAGGCCTGAACAACTCTAGCACGCGCAGGCTCGTCTACCTTCAGAAATGACTTAGTCACGGCAGGCGTCCCCTTCAAGCACTCCTCCACTATCTCAGCGTCACTTAAACTCAAGCCAGCAAACCACTTGCTTTTAACTTTTCTCTCCTTCCCGGATTCCTCAACAATGCACGGTTCCCCTAGATCCGAAACTCCCGTCTGTGCCCATGAATCACGATACGAGACGAACTCCTTAAAACTACAGGGTGGAGCCTCAAAGCGCATCTGCGAAACAGATTCATCTATAAGAGCCTTCAGTTCTTCATTCTCGGGTATGCCCTTATCCGTACCGAAATCTTCCCTCAAGCTAGCACCCGCTGATACCCTATTTTGGGTAGTGTCGTAACCCCCAAGGACAAACAGGTCTAATAGGTACAGCTTTTGGTCAATCCCGCTATCCATTATCTTCTGCATACACACTTGCTTCAGTTCTTTCAACTCCTTTATCAAACATGTTTCACATAACTTGTGCGCGTCTAGATTTCTGAAGACATCACGCAACCACTTCGAGCTCTTTGCATCTAAGGTAGTCTCATACCGTGTGAACAAACCCCCCCACTTCGGACCCAACCTGTGCTTCCAAAACCACTTACAAACTTTAGGGACCATGCCTCTGTCTAGCGCATGATCAACCGTAGAATAGTCCAATAGGAACAATTTTAATTCAGAACAACCGCAATTGGACAGTGTGCCGACTGATCTGAATGGGTGATCCAGCCTAGGGGACGTTCTTACCCACTCAAAGAGATCCTTGAGGCATAGACCTCTCCCTCTTTCTCCAAAGAACCCCCCATCCCCTAGGCCGCACGGGGCATCTAGAAATAAGAAAGCGAGTCAACGCACGAAGCGCTGACCTGAACCTCCTCGCCCATAAACAACGAGAAAGGTTCACTCGCCCTCAACTTAGGTATGGCGCCGTAAGTCGTTATTTCCCTCAACATCGGTGCCAAAACCTCATAACTGTAGCCCACCCAAGTATCAAAATGCTCATAACCGTATGAGCGTAATACGCGCCAGCTGGCCCTAGTGCCAGTCCTCGGTGACAATACCTCCAGGCTAGGACGCATATCGTTCGCCCCCACCAACATTCTTGTCCAACAAGGAGCAAAATCCCCTCGCTCTGGAATGTGTTCGCTCGATATGGTCTGAGCCCTATATCCCTTGATGGTGCATAGCTCCACATCTTGCCGTAACGGGGCGCTCAGGTTGTCTGGCCACACGCTAGCCCA